AACAATTTAGTATAAGTGAGTCTAACCTTAGGAAAGACATCAACATGCGCAAAAGACATTATCATAAGAGCATACACTTGTTGCAAATATTGTCCAATACTCTTCTTATTTGGTGTATAAAGTATTGGATGTAAAAGCCTATCAATTTTCCATTTTGGGATAAAAAAATCCTTATATGGAGAAAAAGTAAAACCCAAAAACGGTAAATCATTGAAAGGGTGTTCTACACTTCCAACCATCCACTTTGTAACCAGACCATGTTGCTGGAGCAAACGATTTTCTACTAAACCTCGATCTAACATACAGTCGAAGTCCTTCATTAAGAACATAACATTATCATCACCAAACAACGCAACTAATTGTTTTTCAATCAAATCAAAAGAAGGATATTCTTTGTGTTTGTGATAATATGTATATATTAGTAAGTCTGCAACCAGTTCAAAGCCAGCTTCTATATTATTTGTGGTGGTCATACCAGATCCGGAATTGTTTCCACGAATTCGAATAACGATATCACCGTTAACGAAAACCAAAACATTACGCTTAAGAGCTTCTGCAACCCATTCTGCAATAGGTTCGTGTATAGGATAATCCTTTAAATCACGATTAGCAATTTTCCAGAATCTTAATCTTCTATCAGCTACCCAATATAGGAATATTTTCCTATCGTACCCGCCAATATCCCAAGCCATACGTACAGAGTACATAACTGTGCCATCTTCATCTAATACATTAATTTCACGATACCATTGATCACAACCACCATAAAAGGGGTTGAAACCATATTTGGACCATTTCCATTTCTTTAAATTCTTATTCCCTTCACCATACAACCTAAGTTGCCAGTAAAGGAGATGTGCACTAGTGGTTTGAAAAGTACGAACTTTGTTATCATACAGATCAGATATGTCTGCCAATTCCTCTTTTCCGCAAGATTCATATAGCGGCCAAAGATTTTTGAGAAATTCTATTTTTTCATAGTTCTCATTCCATATGTTATGGTTGAAAACATCCTCACGGGTTTTAAAACCAAGATATTTCCAAGGAATTGATGGACCTTTAGTTAAGTCCATATGATCGAGAGTTTCTTGATGTGTCCAAGATCTCGCAGTTAAAGGTATTTCCAACATTTTATCAGCAACCGCTTGGGCCATAGATCTAAACTGATCTAAATTAGGCCAGGGTCGTATCTCATCAATCTTCATTTCTGCTTTTTCAACAGAATCAAAACATGGTCTATTATAAAAATACTTACCACATTGAGAATGGAGTATATTCCAATCTTCTAGAGAAATATCTCTAAGAATGGAAGGAGCTACATATGCTGTAGGTGGACTGGAAAGTACTCTCCTCCTAAATATAGGATTCAAAGTACCGAGAGGAATTAATTCTTTATACTCTCTTTTAGTTTTTCCAGGAATTACCAAATTTGCGCCTTTTAAGGAAGTAAAAGACTCATGAAAACTTAAATCTACCCCTTTAAATATCTTACCCTCGGGGTTTTCGAGAGTAAAATCTAAAAATCCGTAAAAACCTTAGCAGGGATAATGAGTCCCTTGTTATAAGTATTATCACTCATATTGTGTAGAGCGACAACAAGATTATTTGAAACATACGGTGAACCACACTGACCTGGATAAGTATCAGATTTATGGTGTATGAATACAGGATCATCATAACTATCAAAACTAGCAGAAGAACAATAAACGGAAACTGGCTCCAGAGTCGCCACATTTCTAGAATATAAAACATAATCTATTTCATTTGTATTCGCTAAACAAATACCCATTAAAGGGCCTGCAGGTACCATCGATTTAGGAGCTATCATAGCAGACATATCAGGTTTATAATGATGAGTAAAAGTTAACTCTATCATTTTTTCACCTTGAGCTACATAACATGTTTTATCGTTTATAAGTTGGTGAGTACACGTTAATAATATTTTCTTGTCACTACGTTTAACCATAGTGATCATACCATTTAAAACATGTTTACCATGCTCATCCAATATATACATAGGTATTATTGGCCGATTATTTATCAAAATTTTAACATCTGACGTTTGTTTCGTTATTGACTGGGGATTTTGAGTCTTCGTCACCAGAGCTTCTCTGTTGACTACAACATCTGGTTTAGGTTTTTTAGAACTAGGTATTCCAGATGTAAGAAGTGACTCTTTATGACATTTAGGACAAGTAGTAAAAAACTTACTATTCTTTCTATCGTACTGACAAGGTAATAAACCACAAAAAGTACAGGTAGGTATAGTAGAAGCACACTCTGAACAATATTTATGATGCCGCTTCTTATTCTTATTATAAGGAGTTGGATTTT